TGGCCTCTTGGGAAAATACCGTTTGCCCCCAGCCCTTCCCGATAACAATTCCCACTCGGCCAATCTTATTGTAACTGTAATTCGCTATCGCGTTGATAGCATTAAAATCTGACGGCGTGTTCAGCGTTATCTCAACAGCTCCGGTAAGATAGTTGATCGTGCCCGAGCCGCCGCCCGCGCCCACGCCCGCGAGAACCCCGTCCAAGGCAGGATCGGTGAATGTCACAGCGCCAGCCACTATCGATACAGTTCCGGGATCAACGCGACCATTCACGAGCTGCAAGTCGTAAGTGGCCGTAGTTCCATCACCCGTAACACCAGTGTCTTCGGCTGCGACCGCGACAACGGCATTGATGTTTTGACTGGACTTCACCCTCACCTTGAACCCCGGAGGTACTAAAAAGCCGCCATTGTCTTGCACGTAACTACCGCTGCCCGAGCCGGTCGCAGCGTGAACTAGGTACTCTACTCCGTCGTCGTCCACGAGGTAGATGTCCACATTCGGAGCGATGGAGCAATCTAAATACCACCAGACCTGCTCGACTCGCATTCCGATTATGGCCGGAGCATCGAATTCGCCGCCGACGCTCCCGCCGATCCACTTCTGAATGCGGCCTCGCTGATCCTGCTCCTCGCTCGGCGTACCATCAGAAGGCACTCCGGTGAATTTACTACCGGAGTAGACCTCCTGAATGGCGATTGTCGGTATGACTTGCGTAGTCATCTAACTCTCCCTGCTAGGCCAATGCCTTCTGCTGGAAGCGGAACACGATGAACTCGGCAGGCTTGTTCGGAGCCACGCCGATGTCGCAGAAGACAATCCCCTGATCCACCGTGTTCTGCGGATTATTGGTCCGGTCGCAGATGACAAAGAACGCCTGGTCTGGACTGTTTCCAGCGAAGTATCCGGCCTGATAAAGCCCAAGCAGGAAGTTGGTTATCTGCGTTTGGATTGCCGACCACAGGGCGGGTCCGTTGTTCTTGAACACATGCGCGTGTGTGGCCCTGAAGACCGACTTCTCCAAGAACATGAACAGCCGCCTCATCTGGATGAAGGGCCACTCGCCTCCTGCTATGTCGAGCGAACGAGCACCCCACACACACCTTCCGGTATGCGGCCACTGCACAAGACAATTAATCTTCTCAGGATTGCAAACACCGACCTGCGTCGGAGTCAGATCCAGTTCAAGGCCGACTGACCAGTTGAGCCTGCCATCCTCGGTGCCCGCCGGAGCCTTGCCCACGTTCTTGTTGGCATCCGTCCTCGCGTACACGCCCGCAATGTGTCCACCGCAGGGCACATCCACCGCTACCTCGCTGACAGGGTCCATGATCTTGATGTGCGGATAGTAGAGCGCAGCGTAACTCGTGTGCCTGTTGAGCTGGAATTTCTTCCAGTTGACGGCCTCCTGCGGATCTAGCCCGTGAGGAACCGTGAGAATGACGAACTTGTCCTTCATCAGCTCGGCGTATGTGATGAGCGCATCAGACACCGTCACGTCCGTCTGGAAGTCCGAGGCCACAAGCTGCATCAGCTCGTCCACCTGCCCGAAGGCGTAGAGTCCAGCCTGATCTACCGCGAGCGCCGGACTGATGATGTCCGAAGACGCCACCGCCGTTCCGTCGCTTCCGTTGGCCAATGTGTTCAGCACGTCGTCTTCCGGCTGCGTGTAGTAGGTCGCCGTTTCAGCCGCCACACCGGAAGGTCCCGATGTCGGCGCTCCTAAGAGCTGCCAGTACAACGAGAATTCCCCGGTATCGTAGTCGATCAGATTGTCGGACGCCGCGTCCAAGGTGAACTTCTGCGGGTATCCGGCGGTCTGCGTAGTGTTCAGCGCCAGATTCCCGTCGCCATCGTCGATCACAGAAACCGGCGTAGCGTACTGGCACTGGAGATAGATGGCAGACCCAGCAACGAAATTCGGAGTGCTGGTGCAAGCCGCCAGATTCAGAACGTCGTTGGTTGGGCCAGCGAGATCGGCAATCTGGCCAGTCGTGTAATTGATGGTGCCAATTTGAACCGCCGGACCTGCTCCGTCAGGGTGCATCAGCTTGCCGGTTCCGTCGTCCACTACCACCTGCAACCCGTTCACGGAGTCGAGGATGTAAATGGCTACGCTGCTCGGGGTGATGGCTGCTGGAGCCGAGGCGTTCCCAGGGGAAACGATTGGCGCAATTGCCGCCGCCGGAGTCGCACCCGTGCCGATCTGGGTTTTCGGGCGCAACTCGTAGGCGTCGCCGCTGTTCCAGACGTTCGCCGATCCGCCGACGAGAACGCCGGTGATCGTCGTCGCAGTGTTGGCCGTGACGATTGTCCGGCTGCCGTCCGTGGTATTCAGGAGCAACATCCCGACGAGCGCGTTCACTGCCCACGCTGCGGTGGTGTCGGTCAGAAAGGCTGCGGCCACCGAGGTGTCATCTGTGCCAGAATCGTAGAGCGCACCCTCCTGAAACTGGAAGCTCGCATTGAACGTGGTTGGGAAGCAACCGTTCGCCAGATCGTACTGCCAACCCTTGCACAGCCCGTCATAGGGATCGGGCACTGCCGCCGAAGATCCATCGGCTCGCTCCTGTGTTGCCGAGAAATCCTCTGCCGTGACCAGCACGCCCTGAAGCTCGGGAGGATTCATCTCGTTGCCATAGTCGATGACCTCGATGATGTCCGATCCGGTCTGGGTGTTGTTGATCACGGTCGTAATGTAGTTGCTGCTGTTTGGGTCATCCATCACGAGATCGGCGAATGTCTCCAGGACTGTCCAGTTCGGGTTGGACGAGTCCATGTTGACATCACCCTCAACCAAGATGGTAAACCTGCGCCAGCTCGCCGTCGCATCGGCAAGGAAGTCGCTCGACCCAGGCTGAATCCTGACGCGGTAGTAGTCACCCGCGAGTCCAGGCCACTTCATCTGGAAGCGGAACAGCGTATAGGTGTAGAGCGCCTCGATGTGGTTAGCGCCGCCGGAATAGTTAGCCGGATTGGCCAACGTGATGTTCACCTCTCCAGTCGCGTAATCGATGGAACCGGAACCTCCGGCACCCGCGCCGCTCGTCTTGGTCAGCACACCGTCTCCGGCTGCATCGGTGAAGACGTTATCGGTCGCCCCATCGTTGAACGTGATGGTCACGGATCCAGGGACGACTGGTGAATGATCGAGTTGGAGATTGTAGATGCCGCTGGCTTCCACGTCATTCCCCAGATCCTCCTCGTCTCCTGCCTCGATCTCGTAAACGTAGTCCACGTAGGCTTCGTCAGCGTCGCTTGCTGTCACTCGGACGAAGTACAAACGCTGACCACCGTTCGCGAAGAACGCATACGCCATCGTGGGCGAAAGACCGTCTTCTGTGAAAGTCCCGAACTTTTCGACGAACTCCGGGAAGCTCGTGCATAGAATCGGCTTATTGACTTCGCCCTTGGCGGTAAAACCAATCAGTCCCAAACTGGACGTTGAAACGCCGCTGATAGGACCTGGACCGCCAGGAATTTCCTCGATATAAATCCCCGGATAGGTGTATTCGGCCATGATTCAGTCTCCATTTTGTCGAGTCGCCATTAGCGACGTTTTTAGCTGCGCTTTTTCTTGTCCTTCTTTTCATCTTTTGAATCAGCAGCATCTTCATCCGACAACTCGTCAACTGTATCAGCTTTTTTCTTCTCAAAACCCGCCTGTTCGCCCACGGTCAACTCCACGGGGCTACCCTTTACAGGCTTAGGCGGCTTGTTTCTGGAAGACGTGACGCCCTTCTCGGCTATGTTCTGAGCCATTCTGGACTTTTGCACCACGTCTTCTATCTTGATCTCCTTCTTCGGCGTAGGATCGAGGGGCTTCGCGCCCTTCGGCTTGCCCGTCCGCCGGAGTATCCCCTTCCTGATCATGGCTTGAGCCTCGGGAGTCATAGTGAGGATTTCCACCTTGCTATGCGGCCTGATGGCTCTCGTCTCCCCAGGCTTCACCTGAACCGGCCTTACCACGCTACCGCTGTAATAATACCAAGACATTCTAAACCTCCTGTCTTTCTGGCTTGAATCTGGCGTATGTAACGTCCGGCTCCAGCATAGCGGGATACTCTCGAATGTCATGGAGATCTATCTCGCCCCGAACGGTAAACGCAATTGTCCACCCGACAGTTCGGTCGGCGATGTCAGCCAGCTCTGAGGTATTAGAAATACTCATCTCACCAGCATCATATTCCCTTACATCGCCGAGACTGTCAACAACTTTGAAAATAAACCAAGGCGGAATGAAGTGCCTCAATGCATACATCAGCATCATGACAGATTCCTGTTGCCTTCTCGCATAGATAACGCAATCGTAGGTTATATCGAAAGGCGTCGCCCGCCACTGATTATCGTACCTGTCATACCCCACTCGCCCGTTTTCCAACACAATCTTCCGAGCACCCTTCGCGGGAGCGCGTGCGACCCAGCCATACCACGGCTGCCGGTCAAACGCCGGGGTCATGTCGTTGCGCTTGAAAACGAAACAGGGGAGAACGAACTCCTGGTACACGTCCTCCGGCGTATCAAAGAACACCGGAACACGTTGATTAAATTGGGAAAGACCAGATTGGACAGACGGAACCTCGACTACATAGATTGCACGGCTCTCGCCATCGACGACATAGGTGGCAATCTCAGCGCCAAGCGTCTTCATGCAGCCTGCATCCCAGGCTCGCAAGTCCAAGGTCCCGATGATGGTCATAAGCCACCCTGCGAACTTGAGTTCGCGTCATGACCTATTCCTCGGCGGCAGCTCCTCCGGCGTCCTCCCCTTCAGGTTCGGCTTCACCTGTATCTTCGTCGCCGGGAGATGGCTCCTCCCCTCCTGCATTGCTCGGCTCGCCTCCGCACTGGATGTCTATCACCCCTGCCTCGGCTCCCCTGTTAATGCAGTCCAACGCTTGATCCAGCTCGCCATCCCTTCGGTCAAGAGCACGACCCATCAGCTCATTCTCCACCGACGTTAAGGTCTGGTTCAGGCCCGCAACCTTGTCATCCCTCATCCCGTCCTTGTCAGCATTCATCTTTTCAACCGCCTGTTGGTGTAAATGGAGCCAATTCCTTCTGGAACGGCTCGCTACTCTTCAATCTTCCCGTCGCAAGCTCGAATATCTCGCTCGGCAGCTCGAAAACACCCTCGCGTCCGGTCATAATGTATCGAGTGAATCGATTAACCATGAGTGGAATCGCATCCCTCAATATCTTGAGCGCCGGTCGCCAATGTGCCTCCTGTTTATCTCCGTCAAAACCGAACTCTTTACGAAGAACATTGTAACCTACGTCTTCGCGTATGACAACACCTACTGCAACGCCGCTTTGTTCAACCTTGGGATTGCTCGCGCCTGCGCGGGCGAGAAGCCCTTCTATCTCCTGGCGACGAGCATACAGCCGCGCCGAGAGAGCCTTCAGCTCGTCTGGCCTTGCCTTCCTGGCGATGACCTTCCCCTCGTGAGATCTCACCTGCATAGGAAGCATCGAAGCTGGCCACGGCCCGAACCGCACGAGGACATTCACCCATTCCGGCGCACCCGATACTGCACGGACGAACAGCGCCGTGTTTCCCATTCTGTCCTCGGTCAATTCGGCCTCCGCGTGCTCGAAGTAAATCGCCACCGATTCCTGGTCTTTGACACCGGATACGATTGCAATCCTCAAGTCCCGAGCATAATCCACCGTTTCGCCCCCGATGTCCACCTCTGGCGCTCGCTTCTGTATCTCTTTTCTCATCAAATTCGCCATCGACAAGAGAAACAACATGCGACCCCTCTCTAAACGCATCGGCATCTCACACATGATGTTCATGTTCTCAATGGTCTGTTCAAGGGCATAGATCTGCGGAACCGTGGAAACGGTGGAACTCTTCCCCCTCCTGTACTTGTACTTTCTCGGCACTAGCTATGCAGCCTTGCCCTTCTTCACGCCGCCGCGCATAGCGGTAGAAGCCTGCATTGCCCGCTTCTTGCCGATCTTCTCAGCTCCCTTGGCCAGCTCTTTCGCCATCTCCTTGCGATGGGCCTCCATGCTCTTTTCCATCTTCTGATCCCTCTCGCGAGTCGGTCGAAGACCTGTGAGCTTGGCAATCTGGTTCTTCCACATGCCGTAGAGCACGCTGTAGTCCGGCATCGGATAGTGGATGCCGGTTTTCTTGTCCAGCTCCCACTTGATTCCGATGCCCTTGTTGATGGCCTTCCCGAGCATATCGTTCCAGACCTCGACAGATGTCTCAACGGGAAATTCGGCGATGGGCTTCGGCGGCTTCTTCATCATGGTCTTGATAACGGCAGTGAACCACTCATTCGCCGAGGGGGTCATACCTGACGCGCTTCCGCGAAAACCACGCGGCAACCCACCCTTGGGCGGCTCGTCCACAGTCCCGACATCGGGCGACACGTCTTTTTCTTCCGGCGACACCGCATACGTCCACTTGTATGCCTCGGCCAAAATCCCAACGATGTACTCCACGAGGTCCTTCTCGTCGCCACCCTCGAACTCGCCGAGAAGTCCATCGATAGTCTCGGCAATCCATGCCACGCTAGTTTCCGGCGTCCACGCCTTCTCGCTGATTTCGTCGAGGCTGATGCTCTCATACAGAGCGTCAATATCCTCCGCAATTGGCTCCGGCTCACGCTCATCGAGAATGGCGTTTACATCTTCGATCAATGCACTAAAGTCTCTCGGCATTTTTTCCTCCTGTCCCTATTGGAACTGACTTGATATTTTGAAGGTTGCGGTATCTCCGCGTCCTTGCCACCCAGGCATTTCAATGTACGGTTGCACTCGGTACTCACCCACCTGGTCGAAATCGCCAGATTGGGCAATGTAGCGAATTTTGGTCGTATCATAGACCGAACCCACCCATGTGTGCTCGGTCATATCCGGCTTCATCACTTTTAACGCCGCGAGCGTAGCAGTCGTGATGTCGCTGCACACATCTACAATGATTTCAGTCCCTATATCGCCAATGTAATATTGGCCTGGACCCGAACAGGAATCATTGCAGCTAGTCATCTCTGCACCGTCTCCAGATAAATCTTGCAGGTCAGCTCTATCGTCATACTGATCCTACACGTTAAGCACAGTTGGTCTTCCATTTCGCCACCAGATTCATCTCACGGCCAATACACGCGCACAGCCGGATGACCTTCACAAAGAATTCATGCAACTGACTTGTACCGTATCCCCGCGTCACGAGCAAATGATTCGGCCCCATCCCCCTTGTGACTATTCGGTTCATGGCACAAGCACCCTCTCAAATACACTGTCCATCGACGGCAACCCGACCTGATCAAAGAGATTGAATGTCAGCAGCGGAGTTACGCCATCGTCGTCGTAGAATATCATCTGATTGGAGACTATCTTCCAGCGGCCCGTCTCCACTTTTTTGATAATTTCTATATCGGCCTGTGTCGCTATCAGCCTCGTTTCTGTCGCAATGTCGCGGACGACAAGATCCTCCGATATCCTCGTCGTTTTCGTTCCGTCCGTAAGGGTGTATTCAGCGACATACTCACGAACCGGAAGCGACGCCGGTGCCCAGTTGTAGCGCCAGAGATTATTCGAGATATTCACGAGCGCGGTAGGAGCCAGAACCACCTGCTCCGAGC